TGCAAGCGAAGCGACCGATACCGGCTCCATACGGTTCGCAGTAGCCTGCCTACCTGTTTTACGGGTAGGCATCGCTCGCTCACTCCACCGCACCTACGGTTAGCAGCACAAAACCTCAGCAGATAACGACAAGTGACAAGGTTCGATAGCGCTAGAGAATAACCAATTGTTAAGAACACTTAACACAAACTCGCATCGAAAACCATTGACATTGCCTTATAGGTGTGATAAGATTATCACAGAGTAAAGAAACACACATGCACCTTCACAACCTAGCCCACCCCGCACCTACGGCCCCGAGGGGCTCCCGACCCGACAGAAAGCCATGAGCTTACAGGGAGAGGTAAAACCGATGAAGCTACGGATTCGGCGCAAGGACGGAGGCACACGGGACGACATGACCGCAATAGCCCACCTCCCCGCGGTGCGGTCGGGTAACGCTAACGGGCAACAGGAGCACTACATGACCCTCAACGACTGGCTGAAAGACAACCACATGACGCAGGCCGACCTCGCGCATGAACTCAACGTGACGCGCGAGACCGTCAACCGGGCGGCGAACGGCAAGCCTAGTGGACTGTTTCTGTGGCGTTTCGCCAAGCTGGCAGGCTTCGACGCCGCCAAGCAACTCGCAGAAAGCACGAAGGAGTAACGACATGGCACTCATCAAAGTCAACGGACACACGATCAACCCGGAGAAGATCGCTTGCATCGAGCGCAAGACCGGCGAACGCTATATTGGCGGTCAGCGCGAAGTATACAGCGGCATCGGCATTACCTTTGACGCAGGCGGCTACAAATGGATCGAAGGCATCGAAGCCGACAAGGTACAGGCCGCATTCGAGGACTGGGACCGGGATCGCCCGCTGCCCTACTGAGGAACAAAATGCCAGAGATAGGACAAACCAGCAGGCGCGATAAAGAAGGATTGCGCGGTAGAGGAAAGATCATCTGGATGGCTTGCCCAGTCTGCAAAACTGAAAGATGGGTGCCAGCCAAAACACCAGAGATTCTTTGTCGCGTCTGCTACAACAAGCAAAACGGACCTCAACGACTGCGATTCTGGAATGAAAGCAAGCATCGTCCAGATTGCAAATGCGCACGCTGCCACACCGTTGACCAATGGCGCGAAAACAATCCTTCATGGAAAGGAGGCACGCGCAAACAGACTCAAGGCTATGTCTACATACTGACAAGCGAAGATGATCCAATGCGTGACATGGGCGACAAGAATGGTTATGTCCTTGAACACAGGCTAGTCATGGCACGCTATCTTGGCCGACCACTCACCGCAAAAGAAACGATCCACCACCGCAATGGAAACAAGAAGGATAACCGCATCGAGAATCTCGAATTATGGATCGGCAATCACGGGAATGGATCGCGCCTAAGCGATTACCACTGTCCCGGCTGTCAATGCTTCAAGAAGGAGAACACATCGTGAACGATCAAGTCGCACTCGCCAAACATGATGCAGCATCGGCTATCGAGCAAGCCGTCATCAATGGCAACATCGCCGGATTGACGCCCGAACAGCGCGTCGTCTACTACCGCAATGTTTGTGATTCAGTCGGCCTCAACCCATTCACCAAGCCGTTCGACTACATCATCCTAAACAGCAAGCTGACTCTTTACGCCAAGAAGGACGCCACCGATCAACTGCGCGACAAGCGCAAGGTCAACATCGTAAAGCTGGAGCGCGAGCGCATGGAGGACATCTACACCGTGACGGCTTATGCAGTTACGGCAGATGGACGCCAAGACTCCAGCATCGGCGCGGTAAGCATCGCTGGCTTGCGAGGTGACGCACTCGCCAACGCGATTATGAAGGCAGAGACGAAAGCCAAGCGCCGGGTGACGTTGAGCATTTGCGGCTTGGGCATGTTGGATGAAACCGAGATCGAGACCATCCCTGACGCCCGCGCGCCTCAGATCACCGTCAAGACGGTAGAACCTCCTGCCGGCAACGGCCATGACGACTTCGAGGATATGCCCGGCGCACAGACCGAGCGCAAGTGCACCGAACAGCAGCGCAAGATGATGTTCTCCGTGTGGAAGAAGTTGTACGGTGACGTTGACGGCTTTCGCACCTGGCTCAAAGAGAACTACCACACCGAGCACACCAGCGAATTTACGATGGCCCAGGCATCCAGCGTGATCGAAGCCCTGCAAGACGTCGAAGCCGGGCAACCCGCATAACACCCATCTGCTGCCGCGTGCATGACGAGGCTGAAATGCCGGGCCGAAGTACAGCGCACCTGGACGGCGCGGCGGCAGATACCACGAAGGAGACAGGACCATGTGCGAAGAAGTTGAGCACACGCCAGAAGGACTAGCCGACGGCGATCTGGCCGCGCACTACTCATTCCTGCGCCAGCAGTACACCGTTGAAGAAGTCATGGCCTGGTACATCGAATGCCAGCAACGCACATTTACCAGGATTGCGACAGCATGGCAAGAAGACATTCTCAAAGCCGTCAAGGTTCGTGACAGCATCGGAGCCGCGCTGTGAACGACGAACACTGCCCGCGCTGCGGTAAGCTCATGGTGCAAAACTGCTATGCTTCAGCCGCTGACTGGTTCTGCCGGCGCTGTGGGCTGTGGATCGAATTGAACGACGACGGCGAGATCGTCGGCACGAACGAAGATGTCAAGCTCGCCTACATACTCAGGGCAGCAACGGGTGGCGCCGCCCGTCGGATATACGAGCGTTCGGTACCGTCACACGCCGAGAAGTTAGTCAACCCTGCCGAAGACAAGCGAGGAGTGCCAACACAGCGACCGTAAACGACAACACAATCCCTGGGACTGGCCCGGCCCATTCCGGGCCAGTTTCCCCCTCGTGGTGTGCGAGGGTTGTGCATCCGGCGGCATTACAAAAATCCACAACATAGGTCACGAATCAAAAGCAATTAGGATCACCCGCTACGATGTGCGCCCCTCGGACCCCACGAGACCGCATCGAGGAGAATATGTCAAACAACCAGGAAGCCTATATCTATACCAGCATCCGCGACGCTGATGTGACAGCGCCCGGTCGCAGCATCTACCTCGCGTTGCCCGACGCCGAGCGCCACGTCGTCAACCGATCGTTATTTCGCCTCATGTCATCGGGCATCCGCAACCTCGGCCCGCTGACCGCGCTGGAGGTGTACGCCGCGATCGGGCTGCGCATGGCCCAGGAGGAACCATGAGCATCCGCATCATAAAACAGTTTCTACCCGACGAATACGAACGCATCCGCAGAATGGCTGTTCAGCGCCAACGCAGCAAGGACGCCTACGGCATCCACGACGGTCGCATGATCGCCAACGGCATCGACGCGCACGTGCTCGGGCTTGCCGGTGAGTTCGCCGTCGCTGAGTTGTTCGGCGGTGCACTGGACGCCAGGACGCGCCTCGGTGGCGACGACGGCGCGCCGGACATCGAACTACCAAACGGTGAGACCATCAACGTCAAGACACGCCGCGAGGCTGGCTACTCATTTCTGCTGACACCCGGCCACACGCAGTTAGGCGCTGACTATGGCGTGCTGTGCTGGACGCTGAAGCAGACGCCCGCGCACCCGTTGGCAGTCGAGATCGTCGGCATCATCTCGGACGCCGACTTTGACCAAGCCTGCGAGCGCATGGAGTTCGGCCACGGCCCGCGTATCGGCGTGAGGCCGCAGGTGATGCGCAAGGTGGTGAAGCCGTGAGTCCCCGCAAAGTTGACGTGAACCAGGCGGCCATCGTCTCCGGTCTGCGCTTCGCCGGTGCGCTGGTGCAAGACCTACATGAAGTCGGCAAAGGCTGCCCAGACATCCTCGTAGGCTGGCAAGGCGCACTGCACGTCATCGAGATCAAGGCGCCCGGCAAAAATGGACACTTGACCGACGATGAGTTCACCTGGCACCAGAAATGGCACGGCTATCCCGTGCATGTCTGCGAGACGTTGTACGAAGCCTTACATGCGATAGGAGCGATAGATGGACCACAAACTTGACGCCAAGCTGCTGAGGATCGCGTTGATCTTCTTCGCCTTCGCCGTCCTGCTCTGCGCTGCCGCCGTGCTGACCGCCGACGCCGCCGATGCAGAGCGCACCTGCTACGTCTACCCGGTGACGCTGCACAACGTC